TAACATATCTGATAGATTTGTCAAGCATTTCTTTGTCAGATTGTTCAAAAATTAGTTCTGCAACATACTTGATTGGACCAACTTCCGCTTCAAGACTAACCCTTTCAATTTCAAGTTTAGACTTTTCTGCTTGCAATTCTTGAATATTGTTTAGTGCAGAATCAATTTGTGCCTGAATAGCATCTCTCTGTTCTTGCTGCGCTTCTCTAACTGCAATGGCACCATCTTTACCACGAATACGCTGTGATTCAGTAAGAACTTGAACAGCACTATCAAGCTGGTCTAGAACTGTCTGGTTGCTGTCAATACGCTTTTGTTCTCTATCAATCTTGGTATCAATAGCAGCCACTTCAATCTGCATATTGTTTGTGCCAAGAGTTTGTTCAATGTGTGCCTTAGATAAGAAACCAAAGATACCCATTGAAGTGATGAACATCAGTACGATTATAGCGAACATGAAATACGTTTTAATCAGAATTGGTGTTCTATTCCAGTTTTGATATAGCCAAGAGATAGAGACAAGTTTACCTATCTCTAATGCCGAACCCATGATGATAACTGGAATGACTGAAGCAGCAAAGATTGCAGCCAGACCAACAATAGAATACCAAGCAGCAATAGCAGAGATTGCTAACCCAGTAATCAATACTAGGTAGTTTAAAAATTTGTTTTGCATTTTTCTGAGTTCCTAACCGAAGAAGTCCTCTAGACTTGCTACCTTCTCAGTGCGCCAACCAATACTATCAAGAATAATCTTCAGAGGTTCAACGAATGACTTCTCAAACTGTAAATCATAGTCAATGTATTTATCTAAATCAAACTCTTCTGGAATAGAGTATGGGAAAGAGATAATATTGCTCTGAATGGTATTTGGTTCTTTCAAGTATATGAACTTGATTTTCTCACCTTCTTTGATTAGTTCATACTTCTTTGTTAGCTTCAGCTTCTTCACCATATGATTGTAGATGAGCGAACCACGAACATGAATTGGACAGCCCTTGCCATAGATGCTGGTTGCATCAGCAAACTTCTGAAGACCATTCACGCCACGAGGAAATGAAATATCAGAAATTGGTAGAGTTTTAAAATTCTTTCGACATTCTTCAATATACTTGATGGTAGCTTCTTCATCGGCATTCAGAATAATATCGATAGAATCCCTTAGCATGCATACTGCACACCTTCATTGTTGTGTACATTCATGATATAGCGTTTCTTAGCAGTCCAGATGCCTTTATCAGCTAGACCTTCACGCTTCATGACCATCTTTTGTTCAAAGACGTTAAGATACTTAGCAAGACGCTGGTAGGTCTCATCAATAAAAGGTTGAATTTTAGCTTCACAGACCTTATCCATATATTGGATGACCCTCTCTGTTGAAGCAGAAGCATCCTTTGCTTTAATAGTGCGCTCAACCAATCTATCAAGAGAAAGGTAGATGCTATCCGTATCTGACGCAATAACATAATCTTCATCCTCTGTTTTAAGTAAATTGTTCATCCATTCATTTATATGTTTTTCAATCCAGCGAATAACTAGCTGGCCTGATGTTGTGATAGCAGATGCCTGACGCACATCAAAGAACCTGAAGTACTGATTACCCAGAGCACCATATGCTGAGTTCAGAGAAACCTTCTTGGCCAACTGAAGATTGTTATATCGTGAAATTCTTTTCTCTATCTCAAACTTGTTATCAGTAGCCGTCTGAAGTTCCTTCTGGGCCTCAATCATCATCTTCTTATACTTCGACCTATCATCATACATCGTCTGCATCAATTCAGGCAAAAATCCCTGCTTCTCTGTGCTGAAGAAATGACCATTTGGTGTCAGTGTCTTATCCTTCAACGAAGTTGTATCTACCTTCTCATTCAACAGATCATCAATACTGACATTCCAATGCTCACCATGAACCAGTGTATCAGGTGAGATATTGAACTGCATGATAAGATGCGGATATAGACTGTTCAAGTCGAATGAAGCAATCCAATTATGCATACCGACAATCGGGTCTTTCACATAAGCACCTACATAAGCAGCATCTTTGCTGTGAGTTTCATTTGGCGGAACAACCATATTCTTCTTACGGAGATGGTTATAGATAATAGTATCCCACATGCGAACTTGAGCGAACACATCATCATAGTTACACTTGTTATCATAGGCCAAAGTCAAAGCCATTTCAATCAGCTTCAACTTATCTTCTAGTCTGTCAACAAGTTCAACGTCTTTGATATTATACTCAATGAAGAGTTGATAGTTGTCGCGATATAAAGAATGAAGATTTCCATATTCTTCATAAGACAATTTGCGCTCACCAAGTTCCACATGAGCAATATTATCTAGCTTATAGCTTTCTTGTGATTGCCCACCAGGAGCAAACTTTTTGTATAGGTCTAGATAGTCCAATGAAGCAATACCAAGAAGTTTCATGGAAGTCTGTTGACGACCATTCATTACAACTTGTCTGCTAGATATCTTACCCCAAGGAGAAAGCCTATTGGCCCACTCTTCACCTAAAAGTTTTGTGATGCGATTGACAAGATATGGAATATCAAAGAATGATGTGTTCCATCCAGTTATGATATCTGGATAGTCACCAGACCATATATCAAGGAATAGCTTGATAAGGTCAATTTCATCACGACATTCGATATAGTGAACATCATCGCGGTCATTACGAAATTCGCCACAACCAAAGACAACAAACTTACCCTTTGTCTTCATTGTGATTGCTGTAATTGGCTCTGATGCAGTCTCAGGCTCAGGAAAGCCATTTTCCGAACCAACCTCAATATCAATGTTGACGATATTGATTAGGTCCATATCCCAATCAATAGTATCTGGATATGTGTCTGCAATGAATGCGTACTCAAAGCGATTGTTGCCATATATCTTCATGCCTCCAACATCTTCATATTGATCGAAGAAATCTTTGGCGTCTTTGATATTTCCTGGCTTGATTTCAGAAACATATTCACCATGGATAGTGGTGAACTCTGTTGGTTCTTTAGAATGAACAAAAAGAGAAGGGTGATACTCCACCCTTCTGCTAATCTTTCTGTTGTTTTCTATACCTCTATAAAGAATTTTTGAACCATACACTAGAACATTGGTATAGAAGTTTTTCATATTTGCTATTGATCTCCCGGCATAATGAGTCGTGTAGATGGCGCAATGATGCCACCAAAGATTGACTTGTACTGAGTGACAAGTTCATTAATGGGATTCATTATACACAAAATATGGGACTTGTCAAGCATTACTTCCTTGTCTTCAGAAAATTCTGCAAAGGGAGCAAGCCCAACTTGAGGTGTTGTTGGGTCTGCCTTAGATGGTCCCATCACAACAACCCTTAGCGCATTCTTCAATGTAATGGTATCACTACCCTCGACAAGTTCAGCAATAACGTCCATACCATTGAACAGTTTAATCAGTTTTACGTTTGACATATCAATCCTCAATTTCTGCTAGATAATCATATACACCAACTGTAACCCACTTCTCAGGTGTAAGTGTTACAGTATTACCACTCTCTGTCTTGTAGACATACTTATTTTCATGGTCAAGTACCTTGGCGACCATTTCCCACTTACCATCATAGGCTCGCTGCTTAAAATCAACTTCTGTATAGGTCATCATTTTTTCTCCTGTCATTACGAAGTCTTTGTTCAGCTATCCACTTATATGTCTGTTTAATTCCAGACTTCAAATCCCACTTTGGAGACCATCCTAGCATCTCTTCAATGAGCCTGTTATCGGAATTCCTACCCCTCACACCCTGTGGTCCAGGGATGTGATTCTTTTCTAGGTTTTTGTCTTCGATGGAACACGCAATATCGACTAGCTTATTGATTGTTACCATTTCCTCAGAGCCAATATTCACTGGACCCATGAAGTCCGACTTCATCAAAAGTCTAGTTGCTTCTATGCAATCATCAATATATAAGAAAGACCTAGTTTGTTCACCATCTCCCCATATTTCAATCTGTCTGTTATTCTCAAGAACCTTTCTACAGATTGCTGCTGGAGCCTTTTCTTTGCCCCCTTCCCATGTTCCCATTGGACCATAG